GGCGGCTGCACCCGCCCCTGTTTCAAATTTCGTGATCGTGATTTCTACCTTCCCCTTCGGGAAAACTGGTCCCCACTCCACCAGCATTCTCTTTACCTGGCTGTCGTCCTCCCAGACTCCTGCGTGGGTCAGTGCGTCAAACAGCGCCTTGTTGTAGTTGTCCAGATCTCTGATCCGCTTGTCTGGCGGATACAGGATAATTTCTACCGCTGCCGGGGCTGTTGAAGGTTTTGGCAGACGGCGTAACTGCTCAATCACTGCCGCGCACGCCTCGCTCTGATACTTCCGGCCGCTGGCGCTGACCATGTGACGACCTTTAAGCGGTCCCTTATTCGGAGCCCGCCAGTAGGTGTTAACGCTGGGTGGAAATGGCAATGTCAGTTTCATGCCGCCCCCTACAGAATCGCCACGAGATCTTTCGCTGTCTCGCGGGTACTGCCCTGACCATGTGACGACCTTTAAGCGGTCCCTTATTCGGAGCCCGCCAGTAGGTGTTAACGCTGGGTGGAACGCAAGCGCCGCAGCGTCATTGATGCGGTCCCTTACCTCTGAACGGTTCAGTGTCATATTGATAAGGCTCGCAAGCGCCGCAGCGTCATTGATGCGGTCGTACAGGCTTACGGCCAGCGGAGATTCCACTTTTTCCAGCATGGGATAAAGCTGCTGTAACCAGACCTGATGAATGGATGAAATGTAGGAATAGAGAACGCTGGCATTATGTGCTGCATCGCTCAGCACCGACGGCTTTGAAAGCTGTTTCTCCATCTGGTTAAAGGCATTGATGTATGCCTCTTTGAACTGGGCAGCACGTTTACCCGTGAAACCCATAGCAAGGAAAGCAAAGCCGTCGCGGGTTATTTGATAGCAAGGTAGTTTGCGGCCAGGTACCGCCGTTGGGCTGATTTATTATGAATGGATGAAATGTAGGAATAGAGAACGCTGGCATTATGTGCTGCATCGCTCAGCACCGACGGCTTTGAAAGCTGTTTCTCCATCTGGTTAAAGGCATTGATGTATGCCTCTTTGAACTGGGCAGCACGTTTACCCGTGAAACCCATAGCAAGGAAAGCAAAGCCGTCGCGGGTTATTTGATAGCAAGGTAGTTTGCGGCCAGGTACCGCCGTTGGGCTGATTTATTGGAATTGCAGAATCAATGTGTTCCTGGCGCTTCACACTCAACAAAATCACGCCTGAATTTCCACAAAGGGCTAAAACACTCATGCGGATAGCCCTTGCGCAGATAGATAACGCGCTCAGTTTCTGGTTCCCAGCGAATGACATGGACATAAAGTCCCCTTCCATCACGAAACCAGCGGTTAAGTTCCTGCACGAGTTATCCCCCACGGTCAGGCTGTGTTCCCTGTGGTTACGCACGACCAGGCTATTTGGTAATCTGCATTCATGACGCAACGGCCGGTACTCATACATCCCCGGTTGTTGCGACAAACGGTTATTTACCGTTAAACTGTTCATGCGTTGGTTTTCTCCATAAAATTTGACGCCACGGCGCCCGGAGCTGCACACTCGCGGGCGTCACCCTTTTCTGGCGCGCAAAAAACCCTGTATACCAGTGTCGAATGCTGTTGCAGCTTTGCGATCGCCTGATACAACTCCTCATCAATCACGGCTTTTTCATGTGGCTCAATAACGCCATCTTCGATAGCCACCCTGATTTGCTGGGAATAACTGGTGATCTGCTCAATCGCTTCCAGCAGGCGCTGATTAATATCTGCGTTATCCACTTCTTCCATATCTGCCAGCGGAACAAAAACGCCACCTGATGCCCTGGCTACTGAATGTGCCAGGTGATAGGTTCCTCCGGCACGTTGCAGTACCAGCGCCCACCCAATCGGGAAGATCTGATCACCACCAGTACGCAGGCGGTTAAACAGAGCATCTTTGGTGACATCCAGCCATTCCGCAGCTTCTTCATAACCGCCATGCAGACTGGAAATCGTCTTTTTAATCGCAGCCACCAGCCAGCGGGGCTGCTTTTCAACTTTCCATTCAGGTTCATGTCCCACGGATCTACTCCTTCTGCTGTGGTGGCGGTCAAATCGCCGAATCACTAAGCTGATATCTGTTTGGATACAAAATTTGCATCTCGCTAATTTCTCCGGCGTAAAATTGAGCCAGGCGCTCAGCAAGCTCTGTTGAAGGAGCCTGCTCGCATCTTTCAACCCGGCTTAATGTTGCAGGATCAACCTGAACCCCTTTAGCGACGTGCTGTAACGTATAACCATGCGATTTCCGCAATTTTCTCAATGGTGATTGCATAAAACCTCCTTCTTTTGCGTATGTCGCATGTTATTTCATGCAGCAAACTTGCGCAAGTTGATTTGCACAATGCGCAAAAAATTAATGTAATGAACGCATGAATATAGGAAACCGTGTCAGACAACTTCGCCGCGCGAAGAACATGAAAATTGCTGAGCTAGCAGAAGCCATCGGCGTGGATGCCGCAAACATCTCTCGTCTGGAGACTGGCAAGCAAAAGCAATTTACCGAACAAACACTTTCTAGGCTGGCTGACTGCTTAGGTGTTGATATAGCAGAACTCTTTACCTCAGACCCAAAAGGTAATACTGTATGTAAACACAGTGATATGAGGAAGGATTCAGCTAACGTGAAGGATTTGTTCCGTATCGAGATACTGGATGTCAGTGCAAGCGCCGGTAATGGACTCATTCAGGGCGGTGATGTTATCGATGTAATCCATGCTATCGAATATAACAAGGACAAAGCATTAGCTATGTTTGGCGGGCGCCCTGCCGCTGAGCTTAAAGTGATTAACGTGCGCGGTGACAGCATGGCGCCAACAATTGAACCGGGAGATCTTATTTTTGTCGATATAAGCATCAACCAGTTCGATGGTGATGGCATCTATGTCTTTGGCTTTGATGATAAAATATACGTAAAAAGGCTGCAGATGATCCCCGATAAATTATTGGTGATATCTGATAACACTAACTACAGGGAATGGAGTATTACCAAAGACAACGAGTCCGATAAATTATTGGTGATATCTGATAACACTAACTACAGGGAATGGAGTATTACCAAAGACAACGAGTGCAGGTTCGGTGTTTTTGGCAAGGTTCTGATAAGCCAGACGCAGTCACTCAAACGACACAATTAATAGAAAGCGTCGACAAGGCCACCATTATGGTGGCTTTTTTTTTTGACTCAAAATTGCATATATCGCAATTTTATACTTGCGCAATGTGCAATTTAAAGGTAATTTGCATTCATAGAGCAGCGAACAGGCAGGACGCCCACGAAGTAGCCGCCGGTGGCATACGAATGACCGGATGAGTCGCAATGACATGTGTCTTCGGGAGGGGTTGCGGAACTGGGTTGACCACCAGCAACAGAGCGTCGACAAGGCCACCATTATGGTGGCTTTTTTTTTTGACTCAAAATTGCATATATCGCAATTTTATACTTGCGCAATGTGCAATTTAAAGGTAATTTGCATTCATAGAGCAGCGAACAGGCAGGACGCCCACGAAGTAGCCGCCGGTGGCATACGAATGACCGGATGAGTCGCAATGACATGTGTCTTCGGGAGGGGTTGCGGAACTGGGTTGACCACCAGCAACAGCCCATCCACCCGGAAAGCTGTTACAGCAGGTGCTCTTTTCTGTTTTGTGGAGAAACCAACTGGCGGTGGCAACCGCCATCTTGAGGGGTTAACGATGAATGATGACCGCATGACCGTAGTGCCCGACTTTCTGGGCGAACTGGATGCCGGCGTGTTCATGAACAAAATCGCGGCAGCGCTGAATACTGTCGGATTAGGCGTTCTGAATAACGGCAATAAAGGCAAGGTAGTCCTCACCTTTGATTTTGAGCGCATGGGAAATTCAGTCGAAGAGAAGCGCGTCAAAATTAAACACAAGCTGCAGTACAGTACTCCGACGCCGCGCGGTAAAGCGTCAGAAGAGGACACAACAGAAACCCCAATGTGGGTTAACAAGGGCGGAAAGCTCACCATACTGCAGGAAGATCAGGGTCAACTGCTCAGTATTAAAGGCACTACTGACGGAAAGCTTAAAGCGGCTCAGTGAACCGCAGCTAACCAAATCACTGCCACCACTTTGATCACTAGTTAATAAGGAATTTTTATGTCTCAGTTAGACAGCGGCACTTTTCAGCAGGTAAAAGACCTGGTCCTTTCTGGCTATCACCTGAACGATATTCAGGGGCTGGCTTGCCCGACAGCATTATTACCTGCCGGAACAGGTGTTGAAAGCCTCGAACGCTTTGCTCTGGAGCGTTTCCGCTTCCGCGGCACCATGACTACCACCAGCATTGAAGACTTTGTCCGTTATTCAAAGGGCTATGCCAGTGCAACCGAAAAAGCACGCTGCTTTATTGATGCTGACCATATGACAGCTCGCTCAGTTTTCAATATTGGTACGCTGGATAACCCCGGTCATGCAGACAACGCTGCTTCTATCACGCTGAAACAGACTGCACCATTCCGCGCCCTGCTACAGATCAACGGGGAACGCCTGAAACAAAAACAGATCGCCGAATGGCTTGAAGACTGGAGCGATTATCTCCTGGCGTTCGATTCTGACGGTAACACAATGCAGATTTCACAGGCTGCCCAGGCTGTTCGCCGCATTACGATCCAACAGGCAACCCAGCAGGATCATGAAGATGGCGATTTCAGCGGTAAGAAATCCCTTATGCAAAGCATTGAGGCCAGCAGCAAAGATGTTATGCCGGTGGCTTTTGAGTTCAAATGTGTTCCGTATGAGGGTCTCGGCGAACGTGCGTTCAGCCTCCGCAACAGCCTGCTGACCGGTGATGAACCTCGCTTTGTTCTGCGTATCGTACAACTGGAAGCGCAGGAAGAAGCGATCGCCAATGAATTCCGCGACATGCTGATCAACAAATTCGACGGTGAATCAGTAGAAACGTTCATCGGTAACTTTAAAGCGTAATTGCTCTGCATTAAATCCCCGGCGCCGCGGGGATTTATTGAAGCGTAATTCTGTTAATTATCGCCACCCGGCGAGGGATTCGCACAACCAAAATTCACGCGGTGCAGCGCGAAATAAATTATAAGGAGAACCAACGATGAGTTTTATTCAAACACTTTCAGGTAAACAATTTGATTATCTCAGCGCAACTATTGACGACATTGATATTGAAGATATCGCCGTGGCGCTTTCCAATATTTGCCGCTTCTCCGGACATCTCCCTGAATTTTATAGCGTGGCGCAGCATTCCGTACTGTGCAGCCAGCTGTATCACCGGAGTTTGCCTTTGAAGCCCTGATGCACGACGCAGCCGAAGCGTATTGCCAGGATATCCCTGCCCCATTAAAAGCGTTACTGCCTGATTATCGCGAGATTGAGAAACGTACCGATCAACTGATCCGCTTTAAGTTTGGCTTGCCACTGGAAGAAGCCAGCGTAGTGAAGTATGCAGATCTTACCATCCGCTTTAAGTTTGGCTTGCCACTGGAAGAAGCCAGCGTAGTGAAGTATGCAGATCTTACCATGCTGGCAACTGAACGCCGCGATCTGGATATTGATGACAGTATTCCCTGGGTAATACTGGAAGGTATCCCCCCGACAGATTTATTCGAAATCTACCCCCTTCGCCCCGGTCAGGCTTTCGGCCTGTTTATGGCCCGCTTTAATGAACTGATGGAGCTACGCCAATGTGCTGCATAAAAGATAAAGAGTCTGTAGTGAAGGCAATCAGATCAAGACGTTTGTGGGAGCGCGTTGAAGGCGGTGCAGCATGAAACTGGAAATGTACACCCTGGACGGATCGGTGATTGTTGATAGCAATCTGGATCCCCCCGACAGATTTATTCGAAATCTACCCCCTTCGCCCCGGTCAGGCTTTCGGCCTGTTTATGGCCCGCTTTAATGAACTGATGGAGCTACGCCAATGTGCTGCATAAAAGATAAAGAGTCTGTAGTGAAGGCAATCAGATCAAGACGTTTGTGGGAGCGCGTTGAAGGCGGTGCAGCATGAAACTGGAAATGTACACCCTGGACGGATCGGTGATTGTTGATAGCAATCTGGGAAACTAACTGCTGAGAACGGTGCCAAGAGTTTGCTATCCGGTGAGTTTTTAGAAACTACTTTTATAAGCTTTCCTGAATGCTTGGCCGACGAAGAATGCGAAAGCTGCGACGGCAGCGGGCGAATTAAAATTGAGGTTCCTGTCAGCTGGACGACGATTAAGGCTATTTGGAATAAAGGCGTTGAACATTTTCGTAGCAGCACCGCAACAGGGGACAACTAATTTATGAATAACTTGATGATCGACCTTGAAACTATGGGTAAAAAACCTAACGCGCCTGTTGTCTCCATCGGTGCTGTGTTCTTCGATCCGCAAAGTGGTGAAATTGGACCTGAGTTCTATACCGCCGTTAGCCTTGAAAGCGCAATGGAACAAGGTGCCGTTCCTGATGGCGATACCATTCTATGGTGGTTAAGACAAAGCCCGGAAGCGCGAGCGGCTATTTGCGCTGATGCAGTATCTGTTACGACCGCGCTTATTGAGTTCAATGACTTTATCACCTGTCACGCCGACGATTTGAAATACCTGAAGGTATGGGGTAACGGTGCCAATTTCGATAACGTTATCCTGCGTGGCGCTTTCGAACGTGCCAGCCTCCCCTGCCTGTGGAATTACCGGAACGATCATGACGTCCGCACGATGGTTACTTTGGGTCGTGCAATCGGCTTCGATCCCAAACGTGACATGCCGTTCGAAGGCGATATGCACAACGCGCTGGCTGATGCCAGGCATCAGGCGAAATACGTTTCAGCTATCTGGCAGAAACTGATCCCGCCCACCAGCAACAATATCTGATTTAAACCGGGTGCAGCCGGTTAGATGGAGAAGCAACTCATGAGCGATCGCTTCCTGACTGAGGAGGAACTGGAAGATGCTACAGGAGCAAGCCAGAAGTCACTCCAGAAAGAAGTATTAACGCTGAACGGTATTTATTTTATAGAACGCCGGGACGGTTCAATCAGAACAACCTGGTATCATATAAATCACCCAGTTTCGCGCCTTCTTCCACCAGCAGGGTATCAGCCTGTACCAGGCATGAATTTTGACGCTATAGAGAGTTAACATGGGTCGCAAACGTGCGCCCGGTAATGAGTGGATGCCAAAGGGTGTATTCTTTCGCCCTTCTGGTTACTACTGGAAACCGGGAGGATCAACAGAAAATATAGCTCCAGCTGATGCAACTAAAGCTGAGGTCTGGGTGGCTTACGAAAAAAAAGTTGAGGGTAGAAAAAACAGAATTACATTCACACAATTATGGCGAAAATTTCTTGCCAGTGCCGATTATGCTGATCTGGCCCCAAGAACGCAGAAAGATTATCTGGCACATGAGAAATATATACTTGCCGTATTTGGTGATGCCGAAGCTAAAGCAATAAAGCCAGAACATATCCGGCGTTATATGGATGCCCGTGGGCAAAAAAGCCGTGTCCAGGCGAATCATGAACACAGCTCTATGTCGCGCGTATTTCGTTGGAGTTATCAACGTGGTTATGTTCCTGGTAATCCTTGCGTTGGTGTGGATAAGTTTCCTAAGCCTCAACGCGATCGATATATTACCGATGAAGAGTACAGAGCGATATATAATAACGCAACGCCAGCCGTCAGGGCTGCAATGGAAATAGCTTATTTATGTGCTGCCAGAGTTTCTGATGTATTGAAAATGAACTGGAATCAAATACTGGAGAAAGGAATTTTTATTCAGCAAGGAAAAACCGGAGTTAAACAAATTAAATCCTGGACAGATCGCTTACGTGATGCCGTTGAAATATGTCGTGAATGGGGAGAGGAAGGCCCTGTTATCAGGACTATGTATGGCGAGCGTTATTCTTATAAAGGATTTAACGAGGCGTGGAGAAAGGCGCGAAAGGCTGCGGGGGATGATCTGGGACGTCCTCTTGACTGCACTTTCCACGATCTAAAGGCAAAGGGGATTTCAGACTATGAGGGAACGGCGAAAGACAAGCAGAAGTACAGTGGCCACAAAACCGAATCCCAGGTTCTTGTTTACGATCGCAAGGTGAAAATGAGCCCAACCCTGGACAGGAAGCGTTGAGCTTTTCGATGTGCGCCAGTAAAAATTCTGGCGTTTTTTTCTCACCGAATTTTCTCATTTTTTCTCAACGTGATTTTCATCACTATAAGAAAATCACGTAAGTGCTTGAATAGTGGCGGAGAGAGAGGGATTCGAACCCTCGGCGGAGTTACCCCCGCAACGGTTTTCGAGACCGGTCCGTTCAGCCGCTCCGGCATCTCTCCGTATATTGCAATGATGCCAGGTAATTTGGCATTTTAACAGACCCTATTCGGGTAATTTTGTTCAAGTGACGAGTTTACGAGCAAAACGATGATTAAGTGGCCCTGGAAAGCACAAGAAATAACCCAGAACGAAGACTGGCCGTGGGATGATGCGCTGGCTATACCTCTTCTGGTAAACCTCACCGCGCAAGAACAGGCTCGGCTTATTGCGCTAGCCGAACGTTTTTTGCAGCAGAAAAGACTGGTAGCGCTACAGGGATTTGAGCTCGACTCGTTAAAAAGTGCACGTATTGCGTTAATTTTTTGCTTACCGATCCTGGAGCTCGGTATTGAGTGGCTTGATGGTTTTCATGAAGTGCTCATTTATCCCGCGCCCTTTGTGGTAGATGATGAATGGGAAGATGACATAGGTCTGGTGCACAGCCAGCGTGTCGTACAGTCGGGGCAAAGCTGGCAACAAGGGCCCATTATTCTGAACTGGCTGGATATCCAGGACTCGTTCGATGCTTCGGGTTTCAATCTCATTATTCATGAAGTCGCGCACAAACTGGATATGCGTAATGGCGATCGCGCCAGCGGCATCCCTTTCATCCCGTTGCGCGATGTGGCTGGCTGGGAACACGATCTCCACGCGGCAATGAATAATATTCAGGATGAAATCGATCTTGTTGGCGAAAGCGCTGCCAGTATAGATGCCTATGCCGCCACCGACCCTGCTGAATGTTTTGCCGTGTTGTCAGAGTATTTTTTCAGCGCGCCAGAACTGTTTGCTCCACGTTTCCCGGCACTATGGCAGCGTTTTTGCCAGTTCTATCGCCAGGATCCTTCTCAGCGCTTACGGGTAAGCGCTGCCGAAGGCGACTACGGCGAGGAATCCGAACATTAATTCCTCACTTTGTGGGTTAATTAACCAATTGAATTGGCGCGTTAATTTTACTGTTGACACGTTATAGCCGGCCCAGTATTATGCGCCTCGTTGAAACAATTCCTCTGTAGTTCAGTCGGTAGAACGGCGGACTGTTAATCCGTATGTCACTGGTTCGAGTCCAGTCAGAGGAGCCAAATTTAGGGAAGCAGACGTTCACTGACGTCTGCTTTCTGCATTTATATCAACTGATTAACCCCTTCTTCAGGTTCACTCTCGTTTACTAAAAACCACTCGAAGCTATACCCTTTTGCTGGTAAAGCTGGTTCGATTTGCGTTTTACCAGCACGCGGAGGGAACCGTCATGTCACTGACTGATACTAAAGTAAAAAATGCCAGACCAGCGGAAAAGGCCGTCAAGCTCGCTGACGGGTTTGGCCTCTATCGATTCAAAATACTGGCAGTCAGGCTATCGCTTTAATGGCAAACAGAAGGTGTTTTCTATTGGGGTTTACCCTGCGGTTTCTCTTGCTGATGCCAGACAACGCCGTGACGAGGTCAAAAGGCTGCTGGATCAGGGGATTGACCCGAAACGCAAAAAACAGGCTGATGAAAAAATCCTTCAGGAAAAGCGCGATAAAACCCGCTCGTCCCGTGTCGTCGCCAAAAGCTGATGCACCATAATTCTGCCTATGATATTGACGGAAAACTTTTCGCCTGCACCAGAAATTTATCTGCCATTTCCGCTACCGGCGTCAGACTGCCTGTATCAACCATTTTCACAAAATATTTCACGTCTAAAGTTCATTCTACTCCCTGCCCTTAATCTCTACGGCGTTATGTCTCAGAATTATTTGCCAAGTGCCTGCCAGTTTTTCACGTTTCATCAGACGCTGGTACATAGCCATTGCGGTAAGGTCACAGCATTTGACTTGTGCAATTACAGACAAAGTTGCGCCATGCCGGAGCAAAGTAGGAATTAGATCAAAACTTCAACGCTTTGTTGTTTTTGTCAGCAAACAAACGCGCAACCTTATTTCCCCCTTTGACAAGCCGATCGCACATCGTTACTATGCGCCCCGTTCACACGATTCCTCTGTAGTTCAGTCGGTAGAACGGCGGACTGTTAATCCGTATGTCACTGGTTCGAGTCCAGTCAGAGGAGCCAGATTTTAGTTTCGGGACATCCTGGCGAGTCCGGAGACGTTTAAAAAACAAGAAATTATCTTTACCCGGTTGATCTGATAAGGTTTGCCGGGTTTTTTTGACATCCATAGTTTTTGGGGCTTAATCGGGCCTCACGGTTCGTTGAGTAAATGGAGCCCCCTCCTATGGCATTAACCGATACCGCTGGCGGCACGCAGACCGATCCGGGTACAGGAAAACCGTCAGAAAATCCACCCGCCGCTCCCAATAAGCCCACTCCACCGAAAGAAGAAACGCCGCCCGGCGCGCCGGAGAAATACGCGTTCACCGCCCCTGAAGGTCAGGAACTCGATACCAGCGCGCTGGCGCAGTTCGAACCAGTGGCGCGTGAACTGAACCTGACGCAGGAGCAGGCGCAGAAGCTGGTGGACGTCTATCCGAAAGTGCTGGCGGGAGTGCAACAACAGCAAGCGGAGTCATGGCAGAAGCAAACAGAAGACTGGGCTGCGGCAGTTAAAGCCGATAAAGACATTGGCGGTGACAAGCTGGCGTCTAATCTTGGCGCAGCTCAGCGGGCTATCGACACGTTCGGTACCAAAGAACTGAAAGAGTATCTCGATGGTACCTGCGCCAGATCTCTGGTCAATGCTGCACCGTGA